GTTAAAGTATGCCATTATTGGGTTAGGAGCTATTGGACTTATTCTTAAAACTATGAGATCCAGATACATAAAACTGGAAACTCAGACTGGATTAAGTCCTGAGAGTATTGATGAGGTGCAAGAGCGCAATGACAAGGTGAATCCTTGGCTTGTAGCTGAAACTGTTCCTTTGCCGATGTCTGAACCTTCAAAGACTACTACATCTGATAATTTGGCCTCTTCTATGAGGACGAATTTGATCGGAGTGGTGTCTGATATGAATAAGACTACTCTTGGATTCTACATTACTTCCAACTTCATGTTAGTACCTACACACTTTCTTCGAGAACACGGAGATCGTGACGTAGCTATTCGATGTTACAAAACTGAAGAAGGAAAAGTTGGCGGTTACTTCAAGGATAAGATTTCTAAGGCATTTCGTGTCGATATTCCTTTGACGGACTTTACACTTTGTTTTGTTACAAGTGGAGGTTCCATGAAGGATTTTCGAAAGTTTTTGCCTGAAGGGAATGTTTTGAAAAGGAGTCCTGCTAAGCTGGTTACGCGAGAAATAATGGATACATCATTGAAAGCTATTCCTATGTTGTTTAAAGGCAGCAGTCGAGTTGCACACACCCAGACTATTTTCATGGGAAGTTATTACGACTTACCTATAGAAACTCAAGCTGGTATGTGTATGTCTCCTGTTGTGAGTGACGCAAAGGGATCTATGATTATGGGTTTCCACTTAGGTGGAAAAGGAAAACTCGGTGGATGTGGAACTTTAACCATTGACCAAGTTAACCTAGCCATTAGTGAATTGTCTTCAGTTGATGGAGTTGTTTTGTCAGCCTCTTGTGGTGATTTGATTCCTCCTATGGGTGATTTCCCAACGGAAACGTTTGGAAAACCTATTTTTGAGGGAGCTGAAATTCACCCAAAGAGTGCTGTAAACTTCTTAACTGAAGGAGCTTGTATTGATGTATATGGAAAAACAAGTGGAAAAGCCACGCCTCACAGCAATGTGTCACCAACAATGATGTCAGATGCTGTGCAAGAGGTGTTTGGTGTACCTCAGAAATGGGGTGCTCCTAAGATGAAGGGAAAGGGAAGATACCCTTATCAGGCTACGCTTGTTCACGCTGCTGTCCCTAGCTTACCGATTGGAAGTGTTTTGGTTAAGTCTGTTCGGTCGATCAAGGAATTGACGACTGGTTTGAAACAGAAGATTCCAGAACTCTTCAACGTAAAACCATTGTCGAGAGTTGCCACAGTTTGTGGGTTAATCGGTGTCAAATTTATTGATGCCATGAACTTCTCATCTTCTCCTGGTTTCCCGTTGTCCGGGTCAAAACATCCACTTTTGGTGGATTTAGATCCCAAGGACCATCCGGACGTTGGTAAGCCCCGCACATTTGTTCCCGAAGTGTGGGCGGAATTCGAAAAGATTGTTGCCATTTTGCGTGAAGGCAAAAGGTGTTACATGATTTGGAAGTCATGTTTGAAGGATGAACCAACCAAGTTGACAAAAGACAAAGTAAGAGTATTTCAAAGTGCTCCACTTGTTTTGCAATTGTTGATTAGGATGTATTTCCTTCCAATTGTTCGAATTATTCAGATGAATCCAATTCTTTATGAGTGCGCTGTTGGTGTCAACGCAGAAGGATTGGAATGGGA